GTATAAATTTACATATACCGTAATTGACGATAACCGTGATGTGGCAGCACAACAAACAACAACTGCTCAATACATTTCGTTTTTATACCAATCTGGCGGTACTGTTACAGTAGCGTCAACAACAAGCGTATACAGCGTTAAAACTTCAGCTAACCCTGCTGTTATTACGGTTACAGGCAACGCAGCGGCGGGTATCAATATTACCTTTACCGCAGCTACTGGGTATACAACTGTAAACTTTGCGTATGCAAAAATATTAATTGAACGGTTAAGCTATATTGGGATGTAATCCGTACTGGTGCGGCCCACCAGCCTTTAATGTGTAGCAGGATAGCTACTCTGGAAACAAGGAAATGATATGTTGGAAAAAGTTACCTCTGTCGATCTGATTGAAGTCATTGAAAACGGCTGCATTCAAGTTCGCACCAAGACCGCTATCAAGGAAGATGGCGTTGAGATCAGCAGCAAGTTTCACCGCCACGTTGTCGTGCCTGGTGCTGACTACAGCGCTGAAGATGCCAAAGTGCAAGCAATTGCCGCGTCTATCCACACTGCTGAAGTGATTGCTGCTTATCAAGTTGCACAGCCAGAGTAATCTGGTGTAAGATATTCAAAACCGTATCGGCGAGGTTCACCGAGGAATCCAAGGATTCATTGAAATGACTGAAGAAGTCCAAAACCTAGCGGAAGTAGACTCCGCGCCAGCTCCTGAAGTGACGACCACTCCTGAGACTGAAGTTCAAACGTCGGAAACGCCAGAAGTAGCGCCCAAGTCATTTTCGCAAGAAGAGCTTGATGCTGCCATAGGCAAACGCCTTGCAAGAGAGCAACGTAAGTGGGAAAGAGAACAAGCACAGCGAGCTGCGGAAACGCAAATCGTAAAAGCTCCGTCAGCTGCATCCGCTGAACAGTTTGAAAGCCCTGAAGCCTATGCGGAAGCATTGGCCTATCAGAAAGCCGAAGAACTGATCGCCAAACGTGAAGCAGCCAAGCAGCAGTCGCAAGTTCTTGAAAGCTATCAAGAGCGTGAGGAATCAGCTCGGGAAAAGTACGATGACTTTGAACAAGTCGCGTATAACCCCAAGCTACCAATCACGAGCGTGATGGCAGAAACGATCCAGTCTTCGGACATTGGGCCTGAGTTAGCTTACTACCTCGGCTCCAACCCCAAGGACGCGGAACGCATCTCACGCATGACGCCCCTCAGCCAGGCAAAAGAAATCGGGAAGATCGAAGCCAAATTGGCAGCTGAGCCTCCCGTAAAACGAACTACATCTGCGCCTGCGCCGATTTCACCTGTAACTGCACGAGCCTCTGGCTCACCGTCTCATGACACTACGGACCCACGCTCTATCAAGAGCATGACGACCAGCCAGTGGATTGAAGCCGAACGTGCAAGACAGATAAAGAAGCAACAAGCGCAACTCCGCTAATTTTTAAAGGACTTTTGAAATGTCAAACAGCATCTTAACGATCGACATGATCACCCGCAAGGCGCTCGAAATTCTCGAGAACAACCTTGTGATTACCCGTAACGTGAACCGCCAGTACGACGACAGCTTCGCTGTTGAAGGTGCAAAGATCGGTTCTACACTGCGTATCCGCTTGCCCGACCGCGCTCTGGTTACTGACGGCGCCGCCTTGCAAGTGCAAGACGACAACGAACAGTTCACCACTTTGACTGTGAACAACCAAAAGCACATCGGTGTCAACTTCACATCTGCTGAATTGACCATGCAATTGGATGACTTCGCCGAGCGTGTGTTGAAGCCTCGTATTAGCCAGTTGGCATCGTCTATCGACGCTGATGTTGCTAATGCTTACAAAACCATCGGTAACACCGTTGGCACACCTGGCACCACTCCTTCTACTTCTTTGGTCTTGTTGCAAGCCCAGCAGAAGCTGAACGAAAACGCTGCCGTGATGTCCCCACGTTACGCTACCGTGAACCCTGCTGCTAACGCTGGCTTGGTTGAAGGCATGAAAGGTCTGTTCAACCCAACAGACACTATCAGCAAGCAATTCAAGAACGGCATGATGGGCACTGGCGTGTTGGGCTTTGAAGAGATCAACATGTCTCAGTCGATCAAGCAATTCACTACTGGTTCTCGCGTTGCTACTGGCAACTCTGTGACCACCACTGTGACTGCTGAAGGCACTTCTAGCTTGGCATTGACCATTGGCTCTGGCTTGACCGTCAAAGCTGGCGACGTGTTCACCATCGCTGGTGTTAACGCTGTGAACCCACAGACCCGTGAGTCCACTGGTTCGTTGTTCCAGTTCGTGGCTTTGGCCGACGCAACTGCCAGCGGCACTGCGATCACTGTGACTGTGGCTCCTATCTACTCTGCTGCCAATGCTTTGGCCACTGTGGATGCGTTGCCAGCGGCCAGCGCTGCTGTTGTGTTCGTGGGTGCAGCATCTACTCAGTACGCTCAAAACTTGGTGTACCACAAAGATGCGATCACCTTCGCTACCGCCGACTTGCTGTTGCCACAAGGTGTGGACATGGCTGCTCGCGCTGTGCACAACGGTATCAGCTTGCGTGTTGTGCGTCAGTACGACATCAACAACGACCGTATGCCTTGCCGTATCGACGTGTTGTACGGCTTCAATACGATCCGCCCACAAATGGGCTGCCGTATTTGGGGTTAATTTGAAATGGGGCTTCGGCCCCTTTCTTCGTTTCATCTTTTTTAAGGAAATTTATCATGGCATTACCTAACGGCGCAGGCGGTTACCAAGTTGGTGCAGGCAACCGCGCAGAAACTATCATGGGCGCAATGGCCGCCCCTCAGACAGCTACGGCTACAGCAACCCTGACAGCAGCTCAAATTGTTAACCAGATGTTGGTGGCTAACCCCTCCACTTCTGCTGCAACATACACGCTGCCTTTGGGCACTGCAATTGACGCTGCTGTTCCTAACGCAACTGTCGGCAGCACTTTTGACTTGTCAATCGTGAACATCGGCACTTCGTCTGGCGCAGTGACCTTGGCTGTTAACACTGGTGTGACCGATGGCGGCAACGCTTTGGTCGCTATTGCTGTGACAACTAGCCAGTTGTTCCGCTTCCGCAAGACTGGCGAAGGCACTTACGTGGTGTATCGTTTGGGCTAAACCTAAATGGGGGCTTCTGCCCCCGTTTTTAAAGGACACATCATGCCTAATACAAAACCCGTTGGCGTTGCATATTCTGATCCTGAACTTGTTTCTGGGACCACAATTACTGGCGCTGCAATCACTGCTTCTACTGTTAGCGGTACGCTTACATCAACTGCGACAACTGGCGCTACTGTGGCTAACGCTACTGCTGGTCTGTACTTTCTGACGACTGCTATCACTGCAAACGTGACCACAACCACTGTGCCTGTCGGCTCAATTGCAACTACAACCAATGCCACTGGCACTGGTAAGTTGTTTATTTCTGACGGCTCTAAGTGGCAATTTGCTGTTGTTGCCTAAACTAAATGGGGGCTTCGGCCCCCGTTTTTAAATAATGATCATCTATCTAAAACACCCTGTCCACGGCGCTAAAGTAGCGACAATGGATTTAGAAGCTGAAGCAGACGAACAAAACGGCTGGACTCGCTATAATCCCGACACGTCTTCTGAACCTGAAGCGGCTCCCGTGAACGTGCTGGAAGTTAAGCGCCGTCGTAAAGTGATTACCGAAGAGGTCTAAACATGGCTACGTACACCGCTGGCGATCAGATTAACCGAGCGCTTCGTTTGCTCGGCGTGTTGGCGGAAGGTGAGACATCATCTGCGTCCGTCATGCAAGACAGCCTGATGGCCATGAATCAAATGATTGATTCGTGGAACACAGAGCGTCTGGCTGTATTTTCCACCCAAGACCAAATCTTCACTTGGCCGTCTGGCCTCATCAGCCGCACGCTTGGCCCGTCTGGAGACTTTGTGGGCCTGCGCCCCATTTTGCTTGATGATGCTACGTACTTCAAAGCGCCCAACGGCGTGTCGTATGGCATCAAGATGATCAACCAGCAGCAGTACAACGGTATTGCTGTTAAGACGGTAACGTCTACGTACCCGCAAGTCATGTGGGTCAACATGACGTTCCCTGACATTGAGATATACCTCTATCCTCGCCCTACTCAGGACTTGGAGTTTCATTTTGTGTCGGTGGAAGAGCTTAACAGGCCAGCAACCTTGGCTACAGTCTTGTACTACCCGCCAGGCTACCTGCGTGCGTTCACGTACAACTTGGCGATGGAGATTGCACCCGAGTTTGGCATCGAGCCAAGCCCACAAGTCATGCGCATTGCGATGACCAGCAAGCGCGATCTGAAGCGCATCAACAACCCAGATGACGTGATGGCGTTGCCATACGCATTGGTGGCCAACCGTCAACGATTCAATATTTACAGTGGCAATTTTTAACAAGTATAGTTACTATGTTTGCCAGCAATAAATCCTTTTGTGCCTTTGACAGCACGCAAAAGTCCTTTGGCTTTGTATGCGTCAATTGCGTGTTGAATATTTTGCTGGTGTGTAACTACTTCCAAATTTTCCAATTTGTTGTTACTGCGGTTAAGGTCTTTGTGGTTAATCTCCAAACGGCTTTCAATACGGCCATTAAACGCTTCCCATATCATTCGATGTACGCCGCGCCGAGTGTACTTTCCATCTTTGCACAAACTTGCAACCCAATATCCTTTAATCATCTGAACCTTTGCTGGCCTATGC